GGACAACACCCTGCATGTTGGGCGCGGCTCCGGCCGCGTTCTGCATCTGGTCCATTTCGCTCTGCCCCGGCGGCATCCCGCCGGCTTCCTGGCCGGTCGGCTGGCCGGTCGGCGACATCATGCCCGACATCTGGGCCATCGCATTGGGCTCGGTCGGGCGGCCCTGTGGGTTGTTGACCATCCCCTGCTGGACCATTTGCAGGGTGAGGGCCGCCGCCTCCGCGTCTTCCCCGCCCTCGCGGACGATCTCCTTGAGGGCGGCGATCATGGTGAACTGCTGCATGACCGGGTTCTTGAAGACCAACTCGCGCATCTTGCGCTGGCGCTCATCGGAGGGCTGCTTGACCCCCAGGTAGCGCTCCATGATCGTGACTTCGGACAGGATGCCGGCCACCTGGGTCGCCATCGCGTGCTTACGGACTTCCTCGTTGGGGAAGACCGGATGGATTTCGGCCTGCACCCGGTAGCCCGCCAGGTCTAGGCCGCGCACCGCCTCGGAGAAGTTCTGACCGCGGGCGGTGCCGTACACCTGAATGAAAGCGTTGGACGCAAAATGCACGGCCAGTTGCACAATCTTATGCCCAACCTTGGTGAACATCAAATTCAAATGTTCCACCGGCTGGGTCAGGCGGATGCGGTTCTGGTCGCCAAGTTGGGACAGGGCGTAGCCCGAAGACGACGCCGAGCCGCTGCCGTACATCACATCCGAGAAGCCGGACTGCTGCACGCGCGACCGCAGGAAATCAATCTGGGTGGCGACATCCGGCGGGTTGCCGGGCCACATCGGGAAGCCCACGTCTTCCTCCGGGGTCAGGTGGACGCTGGTTGCCAGGCCAGGGTCGATGGACACATCGCGCCCGGCCAGCGCCTTGACCACAATCGGCAGCGAGGAGTAGACATCAATCTGGCGCTGCCGGCGGTTGATCGAGCGTTCCAGGAGCGCGACCGACGACTCAAGCGGTTGCAGGATGCCGTGGCCCCACAGCGCCGGCTTCTCCCGGTTGACCGGCTTGAAGAAGCCAATGGTGTAAGGGTAGTCGGTGTAGCCAGGCATGAGCCGCGGCGGGATGACGAACTCACCATCGAAGACGATGGTGTTGCGGAAGGCGTAGGGCTGGGTCGAGAACCAGTCCAACTCGCTGGCCGCCGCTTCCCGGTCATGGGCCTCGGTGCTCTCCGGCCGGGCGCACACTTCCCAGAAGTCGATCAGTTCACCCTCGGTGCGCATCTTCTCATCCGGGTTCAGGTTGGAGTATTTCGCCAGGGTGACGCCATACTCCTGCTCGACATCGAAGATGGTCTTCTTCTCGGTGCGGAAGACCTTGGCCCAGCGGCCGGGACCGCCGGGGAGCATGGTCATCTTGAGGGGGTCGATCACCTGCACCCGCAGCGGCATGTTGGTAAAGATCGAGCCGGCCTGGACCTCACCCTGCCCATCCACGGTCTCATGGTTCTCGATGCCGCTTTCGGCCAGTTCGCCGTCCCAGACCGTGTAGATCACCGCGGCCCCGTCGCGCACGAAGTTGGTGATGGACTCGTAGTTGATGGAGTATTCTTCGCGCTCGGAGTTCTGGGCCAGCACCCCGGCTAAGAACTTCTCGATCCGGCTGCTGTCGCTCTCCTCTTTGAGCGATGGGCGAAAGCCATAGGCCGACCAATCTAGCTGGTTCGCCAGCAGCACGCCCACCGCCAGGTCCACCACATTGGTGTAGGTCGGGTCGGCGTATTGGCTCTCGCCCTGCTTGGGCTTCTTGTCGAAGTGATCGAAGTCATACAGCCGGCGGCTCTTTTCAACCAGCGCGTGCCAGGGCTCACAGAACTTGTTGGCCTGGGTGCGGAAGGAATTGATCCGGGCGATCAGAGTGGCGGCGTCAGTGGGATTGTCCATGTCAACTCCTCAAGGGAAACGGCAGAGCCGCCTGGGTGGGATCGTCGTAGTCGGAGGCCATGTCAGCAAAGGGGGCTTCAATGCGCACCGGCTGGCTGACATCCACGCCGCCGGACTCAACCGCCAGGTGGCAGGCCATCGCCAGCGCCACGGCAAAGTCCACTGGCTTCTTGGTCGCGCCCTTGCGCGCCTTGGTCTGGTTAGGGTCTTTGATGATGCGGAAGCCGCGGCCGGTATCCTTGGCGACCGAGTTCTGGATGTGCTTGCGGGCTTCGTCATCGGGGTAGGCCCACAGGTTCTTCTGGCGCAGCAGGTCAAAGAGCCCCTGGCTGGCGGCCGTCATGTTGCCGGAGTTCTGCTCGACCGCCTCCAACTGCAAGCCCTTGGAGCGCAGCGTGACCATGCTGCGGTGGAACTGGTAGGGGTCGTAGCCGACCTTGTTGATCTTGAACTTGCGGTGGGCCATGAGCAGGAACTTCTCGACCGTGCCTTCCAGGTCGAAGTCCTCGCCCTCCACCGGCTGCCAGATGCGGTGGAAGACCAGCGAGACCTTGCCCAGCGTGCGGTCGTAGGCCACCCCCACCACCGCCGCATTGTCGTGGCGGATGCCCACGTCCACCGCGGCATACAGGGGCCAGCCCTGATAAGGGTGGGTCTTGATGAGCGCCGACGCGCCATAGTGGCGCGCGGCCATGTCCCACCAGGCCACGTCGATAAAGGCTTCGTGGCTCGTGACCCAGCGGTTCTCGTGCAGGCGCAGGTAGTCCGCCGGCCGGCTGTTCTGGCGCTCGGACTCGTAGTATTCCTCGGTCTGCCAAGGCATCCGCGGCTCATGCGACCAGAAGGTGAACAGGTCGCCGTTGACCCAGACCGGCAAATCTTCAAAGCCTTCCAGCGGCTTGCCCTGGCCGTCCTTGTGCTCCTCCGGCCCGACGCCGCGCAGGTACATATCCCAGAGCAGTTCCGACTCACCCTCGAAGCCGGCGTAGGTCACGACGACTTGCAGGCTGCCGGGGATGGTGGGGATGGGGGTCATCTCGGACCACAACCGCCGCGTGTTCTCGCTCTTGTATCCGTGGAGTTCGTCCCACAGCGTCAGGGCGTGGCGCTTGCCGGAGGCCGAGGCGTAGTCGCGGGCCACCGACTGGATGAAGGTGCCGTTCTCAAACTCGATGTTGCCCTTGGTCATCCAGACATCTTTGGGGTGCTCGTGTTTCATGTGGTACTTGATGTCGGCCAGGGCTAGCTGCTTGGACTGGTCATCGTCGTTGGCGACGACATAAATTTCGGTGCCAGCCTCGGCCTCCTCGGCGTACCAGCAGGCGATGGCCGCTTCGAGCGTGGTCTTGCCGGACTTCTTGATCTCGCTGTACAGGACGCGGGTGTGAGGGAAGGTGCCGTCTTCGCGCGGGGTCAGGGCGTAGCCGAGGATGCGGCGCTGGTGCGGGAACAGCTTGAGATAAGCGCCGCCCGTCTTCATCTTCTGGGTCTTCTCGTCCCAATAGTCCTTGACCCAGAACCCTTTTTCGTCAATCCATTGGACAAACCCGCGCATCGTGGCTCCTGAAAAGAAATCTCCCCAACCTGGGGCTGGGGAGATTGTATGAGCCGGCGCAGATAACTGTCAATTACGGCCTGTCTGTCACCCGTTTGGTTTTGGGGCCAGGCCGGACATGGTAGGGTTTGCCGGCGGTCGCATAATTGGGATGCTCCATTGTGATCTTGGAGCCGTGCCGCTTGAGGAACTGGGCGATGTCGTTCCAGACATATTCCGGCAGGTTGATGTACGGCCCGCCGTTGAACACGGTGAAATCCATGAGCCCAGCCGGCACCAGCGGCGGCACGAACCGCCGGCCGGGCTTGCCCGCTGCGGCCTCGGCGTCCGTGGGATGGGCGGTGCGCATCGCTGGGCGCTTGGTCATCCGATCAGCACCCGCCCCGGCAACTGCTCCGGCTCAGTCCAGTGATACTCCGAGTTGGCATGGTCAACCCCATCGCGGGTGGCCCGCTTCTTGGCCGCATAGATGACGCTCTCGGTCGCGGTCGCCGGCACGAAATAGACGACCTCCTGCCCGGCGAACGGCGGCTCGGTGAACAGCACCGGCTCATCCTTTTCGTTCAGCAGCTTGATCTGCCACATGCGCTTCCCGACTTGACTGGTGGTAACGGTCATGGTTCTGCCTCCGCAGACGTTCGTAATAGGCCAACCGGCGCGGGGTTGGCGAAGTATGGTTGCCTTTGAGTTCTGGGGGGATGTACCGCACCAAAGACTTCGGGTGCGCGCCGATTATCTGGGCGACGTCAGCAAGCGGGCGGTGGCCCAACAGCGTTTCACGGATCAGGGCTTCCAGGTTGGCATACCCTTGGGCCTTGGCCCGCTGATCCAGGGTGGGGGGCTGGGCGGTCTCCCCCAAACGGAGATGGTCGATCAGCCCCAGCCGCGCGCACCACTTCCGCAGCGTGCGCTCCGGCACTTCCAGCGCCCCGGCT